TGGGCGGCTACCGGTACAAGAACAAGGGTGATGGGGTGATCGACAAGAACAAGCACAGCCACGTGGCCGAGGGGTTGCAGTACCTGATGCTTCACATCAGCAGCGCGAGCGAGGGGTCACTCTTGCGGGAGAAGCGTGAAGTCAGGTCGGTTGCTTCGGTGGGCTGGACTTGATAGGATCCCGGAGGGCTGCATTGGGCAGTCCTTACATAATCCCCCCACCGGCTCCCCGCTGCCTTACTACGCAGCGGGGGGTTTGTGCTTGGGGATAAGGTGTTGCACCCCCTAGATCTTGCGTGGTAGGTTTCCGCCGGGCACTTCCTCGTGTGTCCGGTTCACCTCCCAAACTTCCCCGCCGGTTGAGCCCCTAGGTTCCCGGCGGGGGTTTTTTGGGACTAGGGGGTTAATATGGCGACTTCCTCTCCTCGCATCGACACCACCATTACTGACGTGCCCCGCGTTATCTGGGAAGGGGTTGCCACTGGCGATACCATTACTCCCTTCATCCTGCGGCAGCAGTATGGACTGGCGGCGTCTATCCAAGTGGTAGGTACCTTCGGCGGTGCCACTGTGGGCATTCAGGTCAGTAATGACGGTACGAACTGGGTGACGGTGCGGGACATGTTTGCCGCGTCTATATCTTTCCTCTCTGCGGGTTATGCGGAAGTAACGCTTAGCGCGGCCTACATTCGGCCTAACGTTACCGGTGGCACCGGAGACGACCTTGACATTATCATGGTCCTGCGGGGCTCGCATGGGGTTTAACCTACCCCGCCGCAGGCGCTACGTTCAGTGGCGTAGTGTTTTCGACCAACTGAATCCTACGCGCTATGTCGCGCCGGGTACGCTATCATCACCATTTACGTTTACGCGGGCGCAGGCAGCGGGCGTTGAGTCCACTGGCCTCAGTTCTGATGGTGTGACTTGGCAGAAGTATGGCGCGAACACGGCCCGCTACTTCGGCACCGAGCAGTTGCTGGCTATTGAAGTGCAGCGGACCACCGGTATTCGCAATCCGCGAGGCGAAGGGGCTGTTGCTGGGACGCCGGGCACTCTACCAACTAACGCAAGTGCTACGCTAGGCGCGGGGCTATCTCGCGAGGTGGTAGGTAGCTACACTATCAACGGTGTAGATGTTGTTCGCATTCGTGTGACCGGCACTTACAGCGGAGATAGCGAAGGGTTAGCTCTCTACTACTTACCCGACACACAGCTTTTGGGTACTATGACTGTTGGGCGCGCAGCAACCGCCTCTATGTTTTTGCGACTGGTGAGTGGTTCGTTTCCGGCAAGTACGTCCGGTCCCCTACGTATTGTAGCAGAAGAATGGACAACAACGACTCTACTTGCTACCAGAGTAAGTGAACCTGTTTCACTAACTTCTACACTTACTCGCCCATTTCTAAATATTTTGGGGCAAGTAACGGGAGTTACCCGCGTTAGGGGTGCGTTCCAAGTCTATGTGAATCCTGGGGAGTCTGTTGACTTTACTATAGATATTGGGTGGCCGCAGACGGAACTATTTTCTTTTATACCTAGCACACCAATCCTGCCGCCGGTTGGAACGTACCCTTCTTCTACTACGCGCGGGACAGATTTGGTGGCGGCGTCTCTATCCAGCTTAGGGCTTGGGGCAAACGGCGCTTGTACCATCCTGTGGGCCGGGAGTGTTTTTAATACGAACTACTCCACAGCAGGCGGTGAGGCTCTTACGCTCGTCAACGTAGGGGATGCCTCGGCAACTATTCGCTGCGAGCTTCGCATTACCAATGTAGGTTTGCCAGTAATGCAGCGCGTTACTTCAGCAGGCGCTTCGGGCGTTACATTTGGTGCGGCGGTAGTGCCGCCTAACCAATTAATTCGCGCGGGCATGACAATCTATGGAAATGGCAGAGTTGCCGCAGCTTTTGATGGATACGGCGATATGCGGTTTATGGAAGTGGGAGGCGCGGAGACGGTTCTAAATACGGAACTTCGGTTGGGCGGTAACGGCACAGCAGGCACACGCGCGATGCAGGGCGTGACTAGTGCTCTCTATGTTTCGCCTACGCCAGTAAGTGGCGCCGAACTTGCTGCTACCGTAGCAGCGTTTCCGATCTAAGGGAGGTAGAAAATGGATAGTGAAGAAGTTCTGTGGGTCTGGCAGGGGTGGACAGGTCCGATGGCGGTTGTCACGGAAGCCAAGCGCCTTGTTGATGCCGATCCGCGCGCTGGGGCCTGGGTGCCCATGGTTGACGACCCGCCTGAGCCTATGGACGTGGGCGGTGCTACCGGAGTGTTTGCGGTGATGACGCGCCCAGCCAACCCAATCCCATGCCCCGACGGGTTGCTGGAGCTGCGCCCTGACGTTGTTCGTAGTTTGTTTGGCGTTTGAGGTAATCCATGCCGGGCCTTACCCTCCTCCGCGTCGTGAACAACACTGAGATCGAACGCGCTGAGCGGGCTCGGCTCGATGCTGACGTTCAGGCCCGGCAGAACAGCGACTTGATCCTCGGGTTAGCGGCTTACCTCCGGGAGTGTTGGGACGCCGCCCGCATCGCTAAGGATCCCATCAACGACCTCATGCTAAAGGCCATGCGCCAGCGCAATGGCGAGTACGAGGCCGACAAGCTGCAAGCCATCCGCAAGCAGGGTGGTTCTGAAGTCTATATGATGCTGACCGAGGTGAAGTGCCGGGCGGCTGAGAGCTGGCTTCGCGATATCCTCCTAGATACCGGCTTCCCCCCGTGGGATATGCAGCCGACACCGATCCCTGATCTCTCCCCAGATCATACTGGTGAGATCCAGCAGGCGTTTGCTGAGCGGGTCGTGGAGATCATCCAGCAGACCGGTCAGGCTCCGTCGCCCGGCCAGATGTCGGAGCTGAAGGAGCTTGTCGCCCAGGAGTATCGCTTCAAGATCCTCCAGGCTGCCCAGACTCGGGTGGATGGGATGAAGATCCGCATTGACGACCAGTTCGCCCAAGGCGGCTGGGCTGATGCGTTCAATGAGTCCCTTACTGATCTGGTGACGTTCCCCTGCTCCTTCATCAAGGGGCCTATCGTGCGCCGTCAGCGCCACCTGGGTTGGGTGAAGGGTCCGGATGGTCGCACCACTGTCGAGGCGAGTGAGCGGCTAGCGCCTGAGTTTGAGCGGGTCAGCCCGTTCAACATCTACCCTGAGCCGGGCATTACCCGGCTGAACGACGGCTACCTCTTTGAGTACCACAAGCTGAGCCGCTCTGCCCTGGCCGACCTTATTGGCGTGCCTGGGTATGACGATGCCGCTATCCGCAAGGCCATCGAGGCTGGCCCCGGCCAGAGCTGGGTGTCCGAGACCATCGAGACCCAGCGCGAAGAGGAAGAGCGCAAGTACTACACCGAGATGCGCCCCACCGACATCTTCGACGCCCTGGAGTTCTGGGGGAAGGTGAGCGGCAAGATGCTCCGCGAGTGGGGTATGGACGCTGAGGAGGTGCCTGACGAGGCACGCGAGTACGACGCCAACGTCTGGATGGTGGGTAACTACGTCATCAAGGCGGTGCTGAACTACGACCCATTGGGCGAGAAACCCTACGCCAAGACCTCCTTCATCAAGACCCCAGGAGCCTTCTGGGGGCGGGGTATCCCAGAGATCATTGAGGACTTGCAGAACATCTGCAACGCGGCGGCGCGTGCCCTCGTGAATAACATGGCGGTAGCTTCGGGGCCGCAGGTTGAGGTGAACCTCGACCGCATCCCGCCCAACGAAGATATCACCCAGATGTACCCCTGGAAGATCTGGCAAACGCTGAACGATCCTCTTGGATCCTCGGCTCCGGCGGTGCGGTTCAACCAGCCTAGCGACAACGCCAGCACGCTGATGGCGGTCTATGAGCGGTTCTCGCGCCTTGCTGACGACCACTCCGGTATCCCGGCCTACATCTACGGTGATACGGATGTGAAGGGCGCTGGGCGCACCGCTTCAGGTCTGTCGATGCTGATGGGCTCGGCAGGCAAGGGTATCCGGCAGGTCGTCATGCACATCGACAACGACATCATCAAGCCGGTTGTGAAGCGCCAGTTTGTTTATAACATGCGCTACGATCCGGATGAGGCGATCAAGGGCGACGCTGAGATCATCCCGCGTGGTGCGATCAACCTTGCTGTCCGCGAGACGGTCAACGTGCGGCGCGTCGAGTTCCTCAACGCTACCGCCAACCCGGTGGATATGCAGATCGTCGGTATTGAAGGCCGGGCTGCTCTGCTCCGCGAAGTGGCTAAGAGCCTCCAGATGCCGGTGGATGAGATCATCCCTTCACGTGAGAAGCTCGACTACATGGTGCGGACCCAGCAGCAGGCGCAGATGGCGGCTCCTCCCCCTCCGGGTCAGGCTCCCGCACCAGCACCCGAAGGTGGCGGCCCCGGTTCGCAAACTAACATCGTAGCTAACCAAAATACTGGGCAGGCTTGATGACCCGTCCACCGCCTGAAGTCTTTGTCGCTATAGCCAGGGCTAGCAATATGGTGCTCCCCTGGCTCCAAGAGTGGCGTCAACGTGAGTTAGAACAACTACCTTTTGTGTCTGCGGCTAGTGTTGCTGTAGCGCAGGGTAGATGTCAGATGTTGACAGAACTATGCCGACTGATGCAGGATGCGCCCGACGTGGCTGCAAAACTGCGCTCGGACCTCAACAACAGGTAACGGGAAGTAGCAGCCACTTAACCGCGCACACCGATAAGGAGCGTTTTGTGGCAATTCCTGAGCAGATCCGTCGCCAGTCTGAGGCTATCACCAAGCTCTATCAGGACAATGTTGCGGAGGCCGCTGTTACAGAAGCAGCCCCCGTGGTTGTTGCGCCTGAGCAGGCTGAACAGGCCGACAGTGGTAACGATACTGCACCCGAGCCCGCGTCTAATGAGCAAAGGCGGCAGGGCACCAACGATGATGCACATGCCTACGAGCAGCGGTATCGCACGCTCCAGGGTATGTACAATGCTGACACCGCCCGGCTTCGGTCGGAAAATCAGCAGCTTAATGGCAGGGTTACGCAACTAGAGCAGTTACTGTCCTCTCTTTCTTCGCCGCAGCAACAGCAGCCTTCAGAGGCTGTGCAGAAGCTGGTGACTGAGAAAGATGTTGAGGAGTACGGCGACTCTATCGACGTTATGCGGCGTGTCTCTCGCGAGGAGACAGCGGCGTACCAGCGCAAGATTGCCGAGCTGGAGCACACTCTTCGTCAGGTGCAGACCAGCGTTCTCCCGCGCGTTGAGCAGGTTGCTCAGCGGCAGGCTGTAACGGCTGAGCAGGGTTTCTGGAGTGATCTGACTGCTGCGGTTCCCGAATGGCGCGACATCAACGCAAACCAAGAGTTCCATAAGTGGCTCCTGGATGTTGACCCGCTGACCGGCCTTACCCGGCAGACCTATCTGGAAGATGCTCAGCGCAACCTCGATGTTCGTCGTGTTGCTGCCTTCTTCACCGCTTGGGGAGGGTCGAATAGCCCTTCTGTTGCTCAGCCTCATCGGAGTGCGTCGGCTTCTCAGCTCGATAAGCAAGTGGCTCCTGGCCGCAGCCGTGGGGGCTCTGCCCCTTCTACGGCTGATAGGGCCAAGACCTACTCTTCGCAGGACATCGCCAAGTTCTTTGATGATGTTCGGCGGGGTGCTTACCGTGGGAAGGAAACCGAGCGCGACCGGATTGAACGCGATATCTTCGCTGCACAGCGGGAAAATCGCATCGTCGCAAACGGTTAAGTGGAGATAACCATGGGTTTCCCTGTCGCCCCTGGCCGCCCCAACTACTCGGGTAACTTTATCCCCGAGATTTGGTCCGGCAAGCTGATCGAAAACTTCTACGATGCTACCGTCCTGGCCGCGATCTCGAACACCGACTACGAGGGTGAGATCCGCAACCAGGGTGACACGGTGAACATCCGTACGACCCCGAACATCACGATCCGTGAGTACGTGAAGGGTCAGGGCATTGTCGTGGAGAACCCCGACAAGCCGAAGCTCCAGCTGGTCATCGACAAGGGCGAGTACTTCGCCTGCGTTGAGGACGACATTGATCGCGTCCAGTCTGATGTGAAGCTCATGGACATGTGGTCCAAGGACGCTTCCGAGCAGATGAAGATCAAGATCGACCAGCGCGTGCTGACCGACCTGCTCCCGGACATCTCGGCTCTGAATAAGGGCGCGGCGGCGGGTGCGGTCTCTGCGGCGTTCAACCTCGGCACCACGGCTTCGCCGCTGGCGGTGACGAAGGATGGCGCTGGTAGCACGGCCTCGGTGATCGACCTCATCGTCGATATGGGCACCGTGCTCGATGAGGCGAACTGCCCGGAAGCCGGTCGCTTCCTGGTGATCCCGGCCCGTATGGCTAACCTCATCAAGAAGTCCGAGCTGAAGGATGCGTCGCTGGTTGGTGACGGCACCTCCATGATCCGCAATGGCCGTCTCGGCATGGTGGATCGCTTCACGCTCTATGTCAGCCATAACCTGAAGGTTGATACTGGCGGGAAGTACAACATCATCGCGGGGACCAAGATGGGCCTGACGTTTGCGTCTCAGATGACTGAGATGGAAACGCTGCGCTCCGAGAGCACCTTCGGTAACGTCATCCGTGGCCTCCAGGTCTATGGCTACAAGGTGGTGAAGCCGGAAGCTCTGGTCCAGTCCGTCGTGACCTTCGCCTAAGGAGAGAGACACATGGCTGATTATACGGACTCCCTTGGGTTCTATAAGAACTCGGTTGGCTTTCCCTCCAACTACGCCAACCGCGTTTCGGTGGTTGAGATCGACCTCGACTTCCGCGCCATTGCTGCGGCTCGCGCTGCGGCCAGCGCGGCTGCCCTGGCGGCGACGGACACCCTGGTGATCGCTACTCTCCCGAAGGGTGCGCTGATCCTCGGTGGCGGTGCCACCCTAGTCCGTGCGGAAGGTGCTTCTGGTACGGTGGATCTCGGCATCACGGGCTCGCTGACGCTGTTTGCGAGCAACTTCAACCTGAATGGTACGGTCGGTGCGACCTCCGCTGGCACCACCCCGGCCTACCTCACGGCTGATACGAGCGTGGTGATGACCATCGACACCAACAGCATCGACGTGGCTCGTATCAAGGTTTCCATCGCGGTGGTGAACCTTGGTGCGGACCTCGGTGTGATCCCGAGCGCGTAACCCAGTGGGGGGCTTCGGCCCCCCACCTCTTTAGAGGAGACATATGGTGGCTCTCTATACGGGTATTACGTACTCGGGTTTCCGGGCAACCGACGCGCGCGTCGATAGCCTTGTCGTTGGTACGGTGACGAGTACTGCGGCCCCGACCTCGGCGGGTTCTACCCTGACCGTGACGGCGGCTGCTCATGCTGGTCGTATTGTTGCCCTGGACGCCCTCGCGGGTTCCACGGTGACGCTGCCTGCGGCTACGGGTACGGGCAACATCTACACC